CATCAGATAAATCTGCAGGTTCGGTAGCACCTGTTTTTTCTTGCCACAGCTCATACCATTCACCTTGGTATAATCTTGTTGCATCAGATCCACCTAAACCTTGATTTCTATCAAACTCTGTCAAATTGTACCTCCAATTTTAAAATAATATTTATCTTTTATATTTATTGACAATGGATCTAACTTTAAGACCAAGACTTTCGGCTTTTGTTTCTTGAAGTTTTTTCCATTTTTCTTTCTTTTGTTTTTCATCTTTTAACCTCAATTTTTCTATTTCATTTACATACTTCCAAGGAAGTGTACCATTTAATATTTTTGTTGCTGTCTTAACATAAATATCTTCATCGTATTCTATTTGTTTATAAAATTTAAGCAAACGCATACGAAACAGCATTTGTCTATTATGGGGAGCTGAATAATCTATATTAACTTTACGTTTGAGATTCTTTATCATTTACAAATGTTCCTTCTTTAAATTTAGTTAACATGGCATCAAGCTCTTTTTCTTTAAGCTTAAATTTCTTAATAATAGATCTTGCTTTTACAAGATAATGGATAGCATCTATTAATTCTTCAATAGTTTCTTCTGTCCATTCATCTAATGGTCTATCATTAGAATCCATAGTTTTACCAAATTTTTCCATACCTTGCATATGTCTATCAACTATTTTAGTGATAACCTCATTTACAATAGGATCATTTGTAATTTCATGTGGATTAAAGTCCGGATTTATTGTCATTGTTTTTGCACCTTTGGAGTTAATGTTATTTGCATATCTAAAGCATCTGCCCAGCAACAGAATAACCAACCACTTGGTTTTCTTATTCCGCATTCCCATTTAGAAACTAATCCTTTGGCTACCCCCAAAATCTCATCCATTTCTAATTGTGATATTCCTTTTGCTTTTCGTGCTACCACAAATTGTGGTATTACTTGATTATGAAATATCGGGCCTAATGCTTCTTGATTTGCCATATTTAAAGCATACGCACAAATTTATAAATGTCAACACCCAATGTGCGTTGCTTAAAACATAGTAAAATAGCAACGCAATTGGGGTCATTAGCATACCATGGTTTTTGCTAACTATTAAAGTCTTAGACAGATTACTCTGATGCTTTAAATTCGTTTAAATCCCAATGAAATTTATCACAAATATCTAACAATTGATGTGCAAATATTCGATTTATTCCATTCTCAAATTTTTGTATTTGTTGGTATGTAACACCAATTACAACAGCTACATCTGATTGAGTTAATTTAGATTTTTTTCTCATTCTTTTAAGATTTTTTTGAATTTTACTATGATTTAAATTATCTACAGGTCGCATTTATATCCTTTTTAAGTTGGTTAAATATTGCATGGTTATTATCAATTGACCAATAATTTTTTTTATTAAGTCTTAATTGTACATGATACAGTATACTTGTATGATCTTTACCTGTTAGATTACCTAATTGTGGTAAAGAAAATGCTGTACATTCTTTTAATAAATTAATTGCCATTGATCTCGGCAGCACTAAATATTGTTGTCGTATTGAACTAAATAATTCTGATTTTTTAATTTGAAACCAAACACAAACTTTATCAATTATAATATCATACACTTTTTCATTATGAATTGGTTTAGTATCTGGTATAAATTTAAAAATAGTTTTATTTCTTTCTTTAGCATCTTTAAATCCTGCATTGTATATATCATGTTCTCTATCTGTATACAATTTTACTATTGCATGATCAGATGGTTTTAAATATATTTTAGACATTACCTTTTCTCCTTGAAGCTTCTAAAGTTCTCCAAACTTCTATTTTATATATAGCAGTTTGTCGTTTATTTTTACAATCTTGTAAAGCTTTTAATGAATTTTTTTTAACTTTTAAAAATTCTATAAATTCTTTACTGGCATAAAAATTATGTTCAGCTTTTGATACAGACAATTCAGATTCCATTACAGATTTACCTTTAATATGTTTTTCGGTATCTTTCATAGATTCTTGAGCTGCAGTTAATTCTGCATGTATTTCATCTGTATTTGCTAAATACAATAAAGCTTCTTCAATATCATTTAGATTCATTTTCCTCCTCAAACATTGTACCATCAAATGATTTATCTTCCCATGTTTCATGAGATTCATTACAATCTACATTGTATGCACCATCTTTAGTATGTACAGTTACATAACCACTAACATGACCTTCAAATGCAAATGAACCCCATTCTTCTAAAAAACCAAAATCATACCATTTTTGTTGTAACCAATCTTGGTCAATTTTAAAATCTGTATAATCTGTTTTTTCTAATTCAAATACTTGAATTATATTTTGAGATTTATTTTCATATACTAATGGAACATAGTTTACTATCCATTTATCTGGTGTAAATTTAGATATATCAGTTATATTTATTTCTAATTTATCTTTATCTAAAAATATAAAGTTTTCATCAAAACCACCTTCATCGTGACCACCTTCAAAATGTAATCTGATATAATGTATTCCTTCATCATACATTTTTTTGTAAACTGATTTTAATGGTAAAGCATTTTTCTTTTTAATTTGCAAAGCAAATGCTTGACCTTTCTTGTATTCTGTCCACCAATTCTTGTGGTTTGTACTATGATCTTTATATTGACCAATTAATTTAATATTTTCACCTATCATAATTTATGTTGTCCTTTCCGCATCCATGATGCTATTCTTACATTTTTAATCCAATCATCAAAGCTAGGTATAAAACCTAAATCTTCGATAATATGTTTTTCTACTATTAGTCGTACTGGTATTTGTTTACCATCACTGTTAGTGATTGTATGACCAAACTCTTTTTCGGCAGCAAAGCAGCCTTCTGCATGATGCCTCAAAGCTCTGTGTGCAAAATGAGAAGTAAGTTTTTTACTTTCATCCATCCAATCGTGTATGGGTTGGTAGTCGCTTACACTACCACCCCATTTTTTAACACTTGATTGGCTATGATAAAAACAATTAGCCATTATATAATCCTTCCCAGTAGTCAGAAGTCATCATATCTGCTACTTGTTTTTCTCTTTTTCTCGAAACATTGTAAATTGCTCCTCTGGTGATTGGATGAGTTGCCCAGTCAGTTGCAGTTTGATAAATCGCAAAAACTGTATTGCCATATTTAGCAACATACTTACCCCATAAAGAGTCCAAATCGCGCATAACAATAATACTGTTATTGTCGATGTCGAGATTTCTTTTACTATTGTTAGCCAATGTTTTCCTGAATAGTTCTGTAACATCATTTACTCTCACTTTCTTTTGCATCATTTTAAACATTTCGTCACCCATTTCTTGATGGCTTTCTAAACCAGCACGAAATTCAGCGACACTATAGGTTATATCTTGTTTGGAACTGTGTTTATTATAAACAGTAAATGTCCAATCTGGTCTAACCATACCATTTAAACACCACATATACATAGAGGAAAACATAATCTGTTGTCCCCATTGTCCATCAAGTGATGAATAAATTCTAACTTGTGGAATAATACATTCGTTAGCACGTTTATTAGAATCTATATAGATTTGCTGATTCCAAAAGTTTATATTACGTCTAAACTTTTTGCCATCTGCATAAACATGATCTTCTGTAGTTATTTTCCATTGATCAATATTTGGTACAGCATCCAAGATTACTTCATTAACCTTTTCTGCTAAATCAGAATATGGTCTTACTATGTAGTCATCAGAATGAATACCTAGTAATTTACCATTATCTTTTCTTACAAGAGCATATCTATTTACAGGAGTATCTTCTTGATCAATAGCTATATCTTCTTCTTTTTCTGACCAATAAAACAACTGTTTTTTCTCAACTTCAAAATACGCACTTGGATCTATTGTGAGTAGATCGTCTTGTTGTATTTGTATATTTGTTTGCATAAGACCTCTTTCTTTTCTTTCATTTAATTATTCCCCCTCATTCGAGGGGGGATTCTTAATCAAGCACCAGGTTTTTAGCATTATTACCATTACTATAGATTTACGGTTATAATTACAGGTTCTAGGTTACCTATTTGTGTACAACAAATTTTATTTATTACGTTTACGTTTATTTGGTTTAACTTCTGGATAAACAATTGGCGATCTAAATTCATTAAGCCATTTGTCATGTTCTTTCCAACTAAACTTTTTAGGTTTTTGTTTTTTCTCTTTTGTCATAAAACCAATCTTTAACCTTTCCTATTTTAAAATTATGTTTTCTTGATTTTTGTTTAGATGCAAATGCGGCAGCATCTTTTTCTGTTATAAAACATTGATTAGTAAACAAAGACCAATCTTCAGTTTTTTTTAATGACCATAAAATACAATACATTATGCATCTCTTGATATACTAAATTTATTGGTATCATTAATCATACCAGCAACAAAAACTAACATGTGCCATACATAAATATCATAAGTCATAGCTCTAGTTTTACAGAAGTAAAACGTAAGATCTTGATTTTCATATTCTGGTTCAGTTTGTAAATTCTTTTCTAAAAGAAAAGTTTCACAACCTGGATTGCCATTAAATATTATATGTTCATCAGTAATTTCAACATCTACTAAATTGGTATCTGCAATACCATCAATGTAATCAGCTTCATGTTTGATTTGTTTCCATTGATCGTCAGTGAAATTAATTTTTTGATGCCAATAGTTAGTATATCCCATGTTTATTCCTTTGTTTTAGCTTGGTTTAGTTTATATTCATACCTAGATTCTTCAGCAGCTTCTATTTCAAATGGTATTTCTTCTGTAGTAACACCAATATCTTTTAAGCCTTTTTCAAATTCTTCGGTATTTATTTTACATTCTGCATAATCAGTTTGTAAATTTTCTAATTTATCTAGAAAGTCTTGTTTAACTTTAGACATATTTATCCTTATTTATCAGTTTGTTTTTTTCTTATTTCATATGGTAGCTCTATTTTTTCAGGCATATGTTTAGCAATAGCTATACATAATCCTATAAAAGCTCTTATTGGAAACATAATAGCTGTCCATATCCATTGAGCTAATACATTCATTAACCAGTTTTGTAAT